ATATAACCTTGTAGACTGTATATATTTATACCTAAAAGAACCATAAAAATTGTGTTTAAGAATACATGATTTGCAAAAAGGCTTCTTGAACCTTGGAAAAATGGTATTAAAATTATAATTACAATGAACCCTAACACCAAATAATTTTTCTTTAAATCCAAAGGTGGTACAGGAGGTAAAGGTGGCCCTGGTATAGGCGGTGGTGGAGAAGGTGGAGTAGGACCAGGAGGCACTACAGGTGGTGGAGTTGGCTTAGGTGGCACTACAGGAGGCACTACAGGTGGTGGAGTTGGCTTAGGTGGCACTACAGGAGGCACTACAGGTGGTGGAGTTGGCTTAGGTGGCACTACAGGAGGAGTTGGCTTAGGTGGCACTACAGGTGGCACTACAGGTGGCACTACAGGTGGCACTACAGGAGGAGTTGGCTTAGGTGGAGGTTTAAACACACAGTTCACATCGTTTTTAATGTTATCTATGGACACATCCCTATCTTTAACAATGTTGAATATAACATCGCAGAAATTGTCTGGACAAGGAGGGTTTTCAACATCTGTTGTTTGAAGGTATGATTGTGGGTTGGCGCAAGGGGTGAACCAACAACCATCATTTATAACTTTTCCAACTTTAAGGCTGCGATAGACCTCGTTTAAAGATCTATTGACACACTTGCAGTCTGGTGTGTTGTTGACCCCACAATAGTTTTGAACCACCGTGTCTTGAGCATTTTTAGGTTGTTGGTTAAACCAACCACGACACAGCTCACCATCTTTACCGGTCGACTTTAACCTTGAACACTTTGTCATATTTTTACCGGTATCTGGGTCTACGACACATGTATCTGAAGATTGTTGACAAAAGTTTGCCACTATGGTATTAAAGTCACCATGAGTTCCAAACTTTTGTTTAAAATTGTCAATTTGGTCCATAGTATTTACCTTGTTGACATCGTATATACATTTAAGGTTAGGACCCCTACCATTCCACGTCACTTTTGAAAGCGGGTCTCTTTTATGGGAGTCTACACCTATAAAACATTCGTTTTTATCTGGCTTTGCACAACGCCTTTTATTTGGACATGTGAAACAACAGGCTTCGTGGCCATACTCCCAATCATCCATACTGTCTGTCTTGCTACATGGTCTTATTGTAGTAGTAAAGGCACAAGTAAAGCAACTACATGGCTGCCCGGTATCATAACTAGTTTTAGTGGATTTTTGAACGGTGAACCCATTTACAATAGAAGTCATTTATTATCTCCCATTATTAACACTTTTTTAAATACATTTAATTAAAGGTAGAAATGACCTCGTTTTAACCCTTTCAGACCCAACATCCGGGCTTATTGGTCAAATTTGGGTCTCAAATGGTTAATAATAATAAATGGTAGATTTTAATGGTGTTTTTTAACCATTAAAATCTAATGAAATATCACATTTGAATTATGGTTGCATGTACCACATGTTGGAGAACAGTTACCACTAGCCACAACGCAACAACTATTGTTGTAACATTTACCGTAAGATCGACAGTCATACTTGTCGCCGCACTCGCACATTGGAGGAAACCTTGTGTTTCCATACTCGTAACAGTGACTTGTTAGGCAATTCGGAACACGTGTTTTAGGTCTGAGAATAGGTTGAATTAATGGTTGAAATCCGGGTATTCTACAGTTCGGACCATGGTATAAACCACCTATCGCTCGTATTGGTCCTGGATAGTGTGGGACCGGACTTAATTTATTAGCAATTTCAAGGTCAAAACTTGTTTGTGGTTGGATCATAGCTATTAACCACTTACCATTTGTCGATTGTTGGGGTAATGAACCATTGTTTAAAACTGTGGCTTGAGACATCTTTATTTTCTCTTTTTCTCAATAATAAAGATGCCTGTAAAAACCAATAGTTTTATCATTAGAAAAGTCGAACATGAGTTTGGTTTAACCAAAATTAAACCAAGGTTTCCTAAGATGCTCGAGTTGTACCTTGAATTGTTAATAAATAAAAAAAAAGTTAATGGTTCATTGGCAGCGGAAAAATATATACATCATTACGAGCCTATAGTTTCGAGCGAAGATTCGATTGGTGGTGGTTTTAAAGCGGTACCAAGAATAACTTCGATTAAAGAACCTAACCAACCATCCACCGAACGAAAAGGTACCTTTATGTGGGAATCGTCCGATTCAATGGAGCCTTCTCCCATTCTAAAACGTAAAGTTGTTAGACCCGTTAGCAGTTCACCATTAGCAGCTTCTATATCATCGGAGCGTTATCGTAAGGTTAAAAGGTCCATTTTATCTTCTTCTAAGGTTAGGAATGAAGAAAAGTATCACAGCAACCACGCAAATAAAGAAAGTAATATTGAGGAACATCAAACCATAATTCCGCCCGTAAAAGAAATTAAAAAGGTTTATGGTGATGAAAGACCAAATGTAAAAACTTTTGGAAATGAATACTCTAGGGATGAAGATGACCAAAAACGAGAGTTGTTATTTAAATTTGACCGATTGAAGAAAACATACCCTAAAGTTCATATACCCAACTTTAACATGATGTCTAACCACTTGGATATGAAGAAGACGTACGACCATACCTTAAAAAATTTAGCGGTAGATTCGACCGTAGAAACATACAAGTCGTATTTAATGATGGGATTTATGGGTTGTGAAATTGTTTTGGGTAAAATAGGGTTTGATATGGAGGGTTATACCCAACAACAAACATTGTACATGAGCAAGTATGAAAAGCTCCTTATAGAGCTAGGGGAGAAATCATATGTGCCTTCGGCTGTAAGTAGTTGGCCCGTTGAAATAAGATTAATGGCTCTGGTGCTCTTTCAAACCACAATATTTGTTGTGTCTAAAATTATCGCCAAAAAGACCAATGTTAACCTTTTGCAAATGTACAATAGCGTTAATGGTGTTTACGAGTCACAAAGTCGAACTCCAAAAGTTTATAGTAGTGGATTTGTTAGTGGTGGTAGTTCACCTTTAACTTTTATTCCTAAAACAAAAAGGACAGTTTCAACCACATCAGAAGGTAGGATGAGAGGTCCTTCAGCGACAAAAGATTAATTTTTTTAAAGCTTGGTTTAAGCTTAAAACGATATTTAGGATTTTTGAACTAACTTTATTTCTGGTCTCAGTTTAAATCTACTGTAAGATTGGAAACTTTAATTTTCTATCTTTCTTGACGTTGAACATTTTTTTCTTACAAATTTTTAATGATGGGTTACATCATTAAAAATTTAACACGCAAAAATTCTTGTTGTACCCGTAAACTCTTTGCGACACAGTGGACATTTAGTCAACAAACTGTTTTTAGAACAAGAAATACAGGTTGCCAAGTGGTTACATGGGGCAAAAACCACATTTCTGATGTGTGTCAGACAAACTACACATGTAATCTTAGTTTCTAAATTAACAAGGTTTGCTTTAACCTCAGAAATTTCTTCTGGTGTATGGTGGTCTTCGTTTATCATTAATTTTGGCACTTGTTCATCTTCTTCGTTTGGTATTCTTTCAACCTTTTTATTTTCGGATGGTTCCTTTCTCTCCGATAGGTTGTTTAAAGCATTAAATATATGTAATATTGGATCTAAGGCGTCATCCGTTCTAATTTGGCTCAAAATAAATCCTAAAAGTTCTTCTTCGAATTCTTCCGATGTATCGTTATCGTCTGTGTGGAGGATATAATCTATAAAATCTTGCTTTCTCATTTTAGACAAATTTCTACCATTATAACCAGTTCTATCCAACCCCCTATTTAGAGCCATATTTTTCAGAGTCGTTTTATCATACCGCTTTAGTTCAATTTCGTCCATTTATTAGTTTAATACTTGTATATGAATTATATTTTTATCAAAACGATGGTTGGATTCAACCATTTTCTAGATAATAAAATCAAAATTATAATGGTTTCGAACGACTTTACCTTGATAAAATCGTGAAACAAAGTTTCTCAAATCGTGGTTTTATTACACCTAAAACATAATTGGAATCGGGGCTATATATTTTGTTTAACCACCAGTCTTCTATTTTTTCAACAGCCCACAGTTTTTTTTGTAAAGGCATTGGGTTTTTAGATAAATATTCCCAATTCCACGGCTTATCTGGGTTTTTGAGTACAACATCAAAAGTAATATTGGGGTTTCGAGATAACCGCCCCCAATCCCACGGCTGATCTGGGTTTTTGTGTACAATATCGAAAGTAATATTGGGGTTTTGAGATAACCGCCCCCAATCCCACGGCTGATCTAGGTTTTTGAGTACAATATCGAAAGTAATATTGGGGTTTCGAGATAACCAACGCCAACTCCACGGCTTATCTGGGTTTTTGAGTACAACATCAAAAGTAATATTGGGGTTTCGAGATAACCGCCACCAATCCCACGGCTTATCTGGGTTTTTGAGTACAACATCAGTAATATTGGGGTTTTGAGATAACCAATACCAACTCCACGGCTTATCTGGGTTTTTGAGTACAACCACAGTAATATTGGGTTTTCCAGATAACCATTCCCAATCCCACGGCTGATCTAGGTTTTTGAGTACAATATCAAAAGTAATATTGGGGTTTAGAGATAACCGCCCCCAATCCCACGGCTGATCTGGGTTTTTGAGTACAATATCGAAAGTAATATTGGGGTTTTGAGATAACCGCCCCCAATCCCACGGCTGATCTGGGTTTTTGAGTACAACATCAGTAATATTGAGCTTTTGAGATAAATATTCCCAATTCCACGGCTTATCTGGGTTTTTGAGTACAATATCGAAAGTAATATTGGGGTTTTCAGATAACCACCCCCAATCCCACGGCTTATCTGGGTTTTTGAGTACAATATCGAAAGTAATATTGGGGTTTCCAGATAGGCAATACCAACTCCACGGCTTATCTGGGTTTTTTAGTACAACATCAAAAGTAATATTGGGGTTTTGAGATAACCGACACCAATTCCACGGCTTATCTGGGTTTTTGAGTACAACATCGAAAGTAATATTGGGGTTTCGAGATAAACAATACCAATCCCACGGCTTATCTGGGTTTTTGAGTACAATATCGAAAGTAATATTGGGGTTTTGAGATAACCATGCCCAATTCCACGGCTTATATGGGTTTTTGAGCACAACATCAAAAGTAATATTGGGGTTTCCAGATAACCAACCCCAACTCCACGGCTTATCTGGGTTTTTGAGCACAACATCAAAAGTAATATTGGGGTTTTGAGATAAACATTTCCAATCCCACGGCTTATCTGGGTTTTTGAGCACAACATCAGTAATATTGGGGTTTTGAGATAACCATTTCCAATTCCACGGCTTATCTGGGTTTTTGAGTACAATATCGAAAGTAATATTGGGGTTTTGAGATAACCATTTCCAATTCCACGGCTTATCTGGGTTATTTTTTACGAAATTAAAATAACGGTAAGAATACATTTTTATTTTTAATATTTTTTTCTTATTTAAATTTCAATTTTCTGAACTTTTTAATGCTCTGCTAGAGCATTAAAAATTATTTAAAAGGTCGAATACAAGCTTG